AGCAAGGCATTCTCTATCTTCAACAATCGATTGAAGGCAATTGAGATGTGCTTGAATCGATTCGACACGGACACCAAGACTGCGTTCTTGGATCTGTACACGAAGGTTGATGCTGAGGCGACTCCTGCACCTGCAGCACCCACTGTTGATGATGTTAGTGTGAACAAAAATATCGAAACTGGATACACCACTTTCCGATATAAAAATGAGACTGTCTCATTCAGTGAACAAGAATTGGTTGATATGCTTGATCAAGGTTTGACTGCTGAGCAGATCAAGGCTCGAGTTCTTGACACTCTTGTCAAGATTGTTGCTGCGAAGGGAGCGATGTAATATGACATTGCAAGAAAAAGTGAATGTGTTTCTGGATGATCTTCGTGAGTCTGGTTCCATCAATATGTTTGGTGCCGCACCGTATGTCTCTGATGCTTTTGGTGTCAGCAAGTATGAGGCGCGAGATCTTGTGATAAATTGGATGGAAACTTTTGCTGAGAGGCATCCGCAATAGTTTACTTTTGTCATTTGGTAGTATATACTAAATGGTATGTTGCAAGATAAGCCTCGCTCTTGTGACATTATTGAAGAGGTGTTTTTGTGAAGGTATATTATATGTCTAATGCTCTTAATTCATTTGTTACTTATCTTGCTCGCGGCAACACCGTGACTTCGCGCCAAGTTCGTGCGATGTTCAAGGTTGACAACGCTGCTGATCTTGCGTACCGCGCACGCAATGAGGGTATCTCGGTTTACACGAACCGTACGACTCTCAGCGACGGCACCAAGACTTTCGAATACCGTCTCGGCACTCCTTCGGAGCAGTTTGAGAAGTATATCGATCGCGGTCAGGTTGCTCGCGCTCGCAAGACGCTCTATCGCAATGCGATCAGCGTCTCAATGAATGCCTAATCTTGGCATTTGTTAAAACCATTCTGGTTCTTGTGGGGGACGTTCTGTCCCCCACAGTTTATTTGACAAAGAACTAATCCACATATATAATAGAACACAAAGCAGAGAGGTGTTCTCATGGTCAAAGTAATTGTAGCAAAAAACAAACACGATTGCGCGCATCTTCTTGGTCAATTCCTTGATGAATCGCATTATGATGTTGTAATTGAAGAAGATACAGATTGCTATATCGGAAGCGAAAGCGAAGAAAACATTGCGTTCAAGTTTCGCAAGAACTTCTTCAGCAAAGAACAACAGGATCAAGCCTACGCAGGATTGCGTGATGCTGCTGTTGCTTCACAGAATCGTGGACTTGCTGCTGGTCCGAAAGGCGATAAGTGTGGTGGTCGCGACTGGGTCACCGAAGTTCAATATCGCACTCTAGAATTCCTAGCCAAGATTCCTGTTAACAATCTTGGTTTAGATTTGAAGGATGAAGTTGAGCGCATTCATGAGTTAAATAAAGATGCCGTTTCTTCTCGTGGTCTTGTTTGGCTTGCTCAAGAAGTCAAGGAAGCAGAATTTAATTGGGACAAATGGCTGAATAATCTTATTCAAGAAAAAGATTTAGAGAAGGTTATCAATGAAGCCAAACTTGTTCAAGATACGTTCATTTCAGACACGACGTATGCCAATATCGTCTACTCAGGTATTGCTGGCTGGTTCGATCGCTACCCTCGGATTCCTTATGGTCGCGCTACTTCTTATACTCAGACCAGTTACGATAAGTTTCAATTATCTTTTCCGTTTCTTCAAACGTTAGATAACGGATTCAAAGAACTCCTTCCTCAACGTTGGAGTAATCAACGCGCAGCCGCAGATAAAATTGATCCTGCGTTTCTTGTGCCAGGAACTGTGTTTACAACAATCACAGTGAACAAAACATTTCGAACAGCAGCGCATTATGACGCAGGAGATTTTACAGATGGACTCTCCAATTTGTTGGTTTTATCTAATAATGGGAATTATTCTGGCGGTTACTTGGTTTTGCCTGAAGTCAGAATAGCAATCAATGTTCGCCCAGGAGATCTATTACTTGTAAACAATCATGAATGTATGCACGGTAATACTCCGATTGTAATGCATGATGATGTTGCTGAACGCATTAGTCTTGTGTGTTATCTGCGAGAAAAGATGCTTGAACTTGGGAGCAAGGAGTATGAAGATCATCGATTTAATTATGTTGAGTGCCGTAGAAAAAACAAAGAACACCCACTACAACGAAAACTCTGGAACGGAATCAGTCCAGGAATGTGGGAAGAACAAGAATGGTATGATTACTTGGAAAAACATGGCGGTCGAGAAATGGTTGCCAAATACCATTCAGAAGCGTATAATAAAGTATCTACCCTAGAAGATCTATTCGGATAATTTATGAAAATACTAACTGTTGTCCATGATTTTAATAATTTCGGTGGTATTATCTCTCACACTGAGCAATTGATTGCTGGTTTCAAAGATCTTGGTCATGAGACTGGATTTGTTTACCTGCGTTCTACAAAGACTGGTGGCAAGTTCTCAGATGACTATGATAAAGAAGGATATGATATTGGTGTAGGAACTGGGCTTCCAGTCCACCAAGGCAAAGGATGGCGCGGTGAATATCTATCGTTCATCAATGATGACGATGTAAATAAATTTGTCAATCTTGCTAACAATTATGATGTTGTTATTTGGCAATCTATCTTTGGCTTTAAGTGTCAGGATTCAGAGGGAAAACAGTCATGGCTAAGAATGTTCAAGGACGTGAAGGCAAAACATATTGTTATCGTTCACGACGGCAATCTACGCAAAAATTATCCATGGATTCATCATCTGAGAGAACATATCGCGGGATTGGCTTGCGTTCATCCAAGCGCAATGAATCAAGCCGATGTTATGGAGATTCCGCGAGCATTAATTTTGAATCCGCAGGATATATCCAGAAAGCGCGGAACATCTTTCGATGAAAAAACGGATACTATTTTCTCTCTTCAAACATTTAAACGCTGGAAACATGTTGACGATCTGGTAGCAGCAGTCCCCTATGTTTATGGTCGGGTAATTGTTGCTGGTGATGGAATCGAGCGCGCTTACATGGCATCAAAGGATAAGTGTAAGCCAGAATATTATTGCACACTTGATCGCGATCCACAGGCTAGCGAAGATCGAGTTGGTAAGCCTATCTGGCAAAATGCTCTTGATAAAGGCATGCAATATATTGGCTTCGTCTCTGAGCAGAAACGCGACGAGATTCTTAGCCACAGCAAATTTTTGTTAGATCCTTCTTGGTCTAAGACTTATGGTGAGCATTTCAATCGTGTCGTTATTGATGCGATGCTTATGGGTGTTGTTCCTATTGCTCGTAATCTTGGCGTTTCTAACAACGAAAAAGGTGAGGGGTTTCTCAAACCAGGAAAAAACTATCTAATGATTCCTTGGGATGCAACGCCAAAACAGTTTGGTGATCTCTGTAATAAATTCTTAGCAATGCAGCCATTCGATTATGGCAAAATTGTTGCAAATAACTGGGAATTCGTAAAACAGTTTGACCGTAAAACAATTGCTTCACAATATCTCGGACTAGCGTTTGGTCTTGAGGGTGTGAAGATTGGTAAGTATGATCATTCACTAAATGATACAGTTGATTCAGTTTGGAGTGGTCACTTTAAATTCAATGAAAAACTGAACGTAGTCAGCACGTTAGAAGATCTTTTCGGTTGACTATATAGATAGTGGTTGAATTTTATACTCTGGAGTTAATATGAAATTAGAAGTTAAAGTAGAAGAATTACGCAAAAATAAATTGTTTGTCGCCACTCCAATGTATGGTGGTATGGCTCACGGCATGTATGTAAAATCTTGCTTAGATCTACAAACAATTTGTAATCAATACGGCATCGATGTTAGATTCTCATTCATTTTCAATGAATCATTGATTACAAGAGCACGTAATTATTTGGTAGACGAATTTCTTCGATCTGGGCATACACATCTATTGTTCCTAGACGCAGATATTCATTTTGATCCACGTGATGTTATTGCACTTCTTGCACTGGATAAGGACGTTGTCGGTGGTCCATATCCTAAAAAGTCCATCAAATGGAGTGCAATTAAAGAAGCAGTGAAGCGTAATTCTGAGATTGATGCAGGTGAACTAGAAAAAGTTGCTGGTGACTTTGTGTTCAATCCAGCACCAGGCACTGAAAAGTTCTCTGTTGCTGAGCCAATTGAGGTTCTTGAAATCGGAACTGGTTTCATGATGGTCAAACGTGAAGTATTTGATAAGTTTAAAGATGCTTATCCGCAACTTCGCTATAAGCCAGACCATGTTGGTCAAGCCAACTTCGATGGCTCGCGATATATTCACGCATACTTTGATACAGTAATTGACAGCAAGGAAAACGGTGGCTTCGGCTCAGATCGTTACTTGTCTGAAGACTACATGTTCTGCCAGTGGTGGCGTCGTCTGGGTGGTCAAATTTGGCTCTGTCCTTGGATGCGTACTCATCACGTTGGAACTTATGCATTCACTGGTGATATGCCAGCCGTTGCTAATTTTGTGGGATCTCTATAATATAGTATGATTGTAGGTCTTGTTGGCTTCATTGGGGCAGGGAAAGGCACAGTCGCAGATCTCTTGGTCGAACGACATAACTTTTTCAAAGAAAGTTTTGCGAATAGTGTGAAAGATTCTTGCGCTGCTGTATTCGGTTGGGATCGTGCCATGCTTGAGGGAGACACTCCAGAATCTCGAGCATGGCGCGAACAACCTGATCAATGGTGGTCTGACAAATTCGGTAAAGAATTCTCACCAAGACTCGCATTACAATTAATGGGCACAGAGGCAGGTCGTGATGTATTTCATCCTGACCTCTGGGTTCATACTGTGCTACGTCGTTGCGAACAAGCACCATACAACAATTATGTTATTGCTGATGTGAGATTTCCAAATGAAATCAACGCTATTAAAGATTCTGGGGGAGTTGTTATTCGTGTTCGTCGTGGTGATGACCCTGAGTGGTTTACTTTGGCTCGAGAATGCAATGTATACAACAAACTAGAAATAATGCGTAATGCATATCCAGAAGTGCACTTTAGTGAGTGGGCTTGGATTGGTGCGCATTATGATATTGTGATGGACAATAATTGTTCATTAGATGAGTTGGAAATAAGAGTTGACAAACTAGTTGATTCTTTGTATAATAATCATGTTGAAGCAAATGAGGTTCTAAATTATGAAACTTTCTGACAATACTATCTCAATTCTAAAAAACTTTTCTAGCATAAATCAAAGTCTGCTATTCAAACCAGGAAATAGTCTAAAAACTATTTCAGGTCTAAAGACAATTTTCGCTGAGGCAACAATCACTGAAGATCTTCCTAAAGAATTTGCTCTTTATGATTTGAATAAGTTGCTCGCAAAGGTATCGCTCTATAAAGATCCTGTCCTTGACTTTACTGATGATCGAGTTGTAATTGCGACAGAAAATAAAAAGCGTTCCGATTACATTAAATATTGCTCAACTAAACTTATCGTTGCACCACCCGAGAAAGGAATCACTCTGAGTGAACCAGATTGTTCATTTACATTGACTCAAGAGGATTTAGAGTGGATGCGAAAGAGCGCAGGTATTTCTGGGTCACCAAATTTTGTGTTCGAGAGTGACGGAGAAACGATTTTGTTTATCGCTACGGATATGAAGGATGATTCTGCTGATCAATCTAAGATTGAGATCGGGGCTAGTGATACAAAGTTTAAGGTTGTTATGAAAGTTGACAATTTTAAGATGCTAGATGGGTCTTATGATGTTTCAGTATCTCGTCGTGGTATGGCTATGTTTAAAAACAAAAACGTTCCAGTGACATATTACATTGCTATCGAAGCAGCAAGTTCAACCTTTGGAGAAGAATAATGGCACTTGATAAAGCAAAGGTTTTGGGATGCCTCCAAGAAATCTCCAACTCACTTACTCGTGTTGAAGCAGAACGCGATCACATTAAAGATGTTTTGCAAAAATTGCAAGACGAATGCGAGATTCCAAAGAAGTTGGGTCGTAAACTAGCGCGCACTTATCATAAGCGTAATTATGAAGAAGAAGTCGCTGAACAAAGCGATTTTCAAAGTATTTACGAAAACGTGGCTAAATAGTATATTGGGGCGCAACTGTTCTTGTTGACAGCACACTCCGCCAGACTGCCGCTGTGAGGGTTCACCTCCTCCGCCCCATCTTCTCTTTGTGGAGTTTATATTATGAATGAGTCTTTGTGGGTTGAAAAATACCGCCCTCATACTATTGCCGATTGTATTCTTCCTGATGAATACAAGACCACGTTCCAATCTTATGTTGATCGCAAGGAGATTCCCCATCTTCTTCTCTGTGGTGGTCCTGGTACTGGCAAGACTACCGTTGCGCGTGCATTGTGTGATGAGATCGGCTGTGATTATCTAATGATCAATGGCTCGGATGAATCGGGCATTGATACATTTCGAGTCAAGATCAAGAACTATGCCAGTGCAATGTCTCTTGGTGGTGGTAAGAAAGTTATTATTATTGATGAAGCAGATTATCTGAACCCAAATAGTACGCAGCCAGCCATGCGTGCTGCGATGGAAGAGTTTGCGCATAACTGCACTTTCATCATGACATGTAATTTCAAGAATCGTATCATTGAACCATTGCATAGTCGATGTGCGGTGATTGAATTCAAACTGCGCAAAGAAGAAAAGCCAAAGATGGCGATGGCTTTTATGAAGCGTGCATCAGAGATTCTGACTGGTGAGAAGATTCCATTTGATAAGGCAGTGCTGGCTGAAGTTGTCAAAAAACACTTCCCAGATTATCGTCGTGTGTTGAATGAACTCCAGCGTTATTCGGTCAGTGGCAAAATTGATGCTGGTATCCTTACTAGCATCGCAGATGTCTCACTAAATGATCTCGTAACTTCTTTGCGCGATCAAAATTTTAGTGCTATGCGTAAGTGGGTTGCTGACTTCGGCGGCGATGATCCTGCGAAGATCTATCGTAAAATCTACGACAGTCTGTATGACATTATGGATAAGTCCACCATTCCGAATGCTGTCTTGATTCTCGCCAAGTATCAATATCAGGCAGCATTTGTTGCTGACCAGGAACTGAACCTCACCGCATGTCTAACTGAAATGATGGTTGAGTGTAAGTTCTCATGAACTATCAAAAGCACTATGATGCTCTAATTGAAAGAGCAAAAAATAGATTGCTTGAGGGTTACTGCGAGCGACATCATATTATTCCCAGATGTATGGGTGGGAATAATGCTGCGAATAATCTTGTTGATCTGACAGCAGAAGAACATTATGTTGCGCATCAATTGTTGGTGAAAATATATCCAGATAATTCCAAATTGGTATATGCTGCTCATATGATGACTGTTGCACCGCGCTCATCTGGTAGTTTCATTAGAAATAATAAACAATATCAATGGATCCGAAAAAAGATGGCTGAGATTTATGCAGGCGAAAATAATCCAGCTAAAAAACCACAAAATCGTAAAAAACTTTCTATTGCTATGAAAGAAAGATTAGCAAAAAATCCTGAATCCAATCCAATGAAGAACGAAGAGATTAGAGATAGGCATAAACAAAAAATGAATTTGTTATTTTCTGGAAAAAATAATCCAACACATCGACCTGAAGTTCTTGAGAAGATGTCTTCCTCGATGATTGAATTTTATAAAAATAACCCAGAAGCCAAAGAAACCATCAGCCTCCAAAGGAAAGAATGGCATAAGAACAATCCAGATAAACATCCTTCAAAAAATAAAGACACTCGTGAAAAGATGTCGAATTCTCTCAAGGAAACTTATAAAAATAATCCAGAACTGCGCATGAAGAGGAGCATTGCTAGAAAGGAATATCTGAAGAATAACCCAGATGCAATTAAACCTCTTATTGCGGCTAGAAAAAAAGCAGCAAAAACCGTGAAATGAGATCGAACAATGGCTGACCTGTTCAAAGAAATCATTCCGTCTATCCTCCAGACGAAGGAATATGCACTTCTGACTGAGCAGGACGAAAAGTCATATTCAGCATTTATGGTTAATAGAGCATTGTCTTTCCACAGGGACACTGTTTTACTGGCTAATGAAATGAACAAATTTACAACCCTGGACAATAAACTCAAATATGATTTCCTTATAAATATTGTTAGAGCCCAGAAACGCCAATACAGTAAATGGCACAAAAAGGCTCAAAGTAGTGATTTGAGTGCTGTCAAGGAATACTATGGTTACTCCGACGCCAAGGCTGAGGAAGCATTAAAGATTCTATCTGACGACCAAATCTCTGAGATAAAAAAACAATTATATAAAGGTGATTGAAATGGTCGACAAATTGGTAGAAGTCAGATTAAAGAAACAGGACGATTTCTTAAAAGTCCGCGAGACTCTCACTCGTATTGGTGTAGCAGCAAAGAAAGACAATATTCTATATCAATCCTGCCACATACTCCATAAGCAAGGAAAATATTATATCGTTCATTTCAAAGAACTCTTTGAGTTGGACGGTAAGCCAAGCAACATGTCTGATAATGATGTGCAGCGAAGAAACACAATTGCAAATTTGATGGCTGAATGGGATTTGGTTGAACTGGTCACTCCAGAGAAAACAAAAGACAACGTTGCACCATTGAGCCAGATTAAAATCCTGCCATTCAAGGATAAGGCTGACTGGCAATTAGTTTCGAAATATACGATTGGAAAGAAAAAGAAAGAGGTGTAAATTTGTGATTACATTAAATGTGTATCGACTTCGTGATGATTTTGAAATGCCGATTTATGGCACTTCGCTCTCTAATTGTTTTGACCTTTCTTTCCAGCCTACTACTGATCAAGTAACTG